ATGATGAAACGTGCCGGATCGACCCACCCCGTGCCGCCCGTCCGAAGGTTCGTGCCCTTTCAGAAGGCGTGCGCACAAATCCACGATGCCGACCTGCTGCTCTTTCGGCGCAGGGGGCTGATTTCGATTGCCGGCCGCGGCGAACACAGCCACGCGGCCAAGGCGGCCTGGTGGGACGGCGACCTGTTCGTGCTCGAAGTGACCGGGTTTCACGGCGGTCGGGCGACCACGCTCTCCAGCCAGGTGCGCCGCCGGCCCGGGCGGATCGACGTGTATCGGGCCAATGCCGGCGCGCGATGGCCGGAATACGACCGCGCCGGGGCCGTGCGCTTCATGCGGCGGTTGTGCGGCTGTGAATATGGATATGCCGGGCTGCTGGGAGCGGCGTTGTTGCACCTGCCGATAGTCAGGTTGTTTGTCAAACCATCGCTCGATGACACTTCCCTCACGCGGCGACCACCGTTCTGCTCGCAGGCCGTGGTGATGGCCGACCGGCTGGGCGGCGGCGTCGATCCGGTGCCCATGCTGGCCGACCGGCTCACCGAGCCTGCGGACCTGGCACGCAGCGTGTTTTACGAATACCGGTTCACACTGATCCCGTGACAGGGACAAGGGGTTGGGAATTCGACATCTGCCTGCCAGCCTCCAATCCCCAATCGACCAATCCCCAATGACCGAGGCAGCCATGTTAGTCACTTGTCGCTCGAACCGATTCACGTTTTCGCCCTTTCGCGCTTTCGCGCTGCTGTTGTGTCTTCTGCTCTGCGCGCAGGTCGCCCAGGCCGACGCGGACCGCTCGCTGGATGCGGTCTGTCGCGTGTCCGCGGCAGGGGGGCAGGGCGGGGTGGGCTCGGGCTGCGTGTTTCACATCGCCGAGGGGAAGGTGCTGGTGATCACCGCGGCCCATGTGGTCGAAGGGGCCCGGCAGGCGACCTGCGAATTCTGGTATCGAGGTCATCAATCAGCACCGCTCCAGGCAGTGGTGGTCGGTGCGGACCCGGCCGCGGATATCGCCGTGGTAGGGCTGCAGGCCCGGGAGTTCGGCGGCATCCTGCCCAAAGTGATCCCGCTCGCCCTGCCGCAGTCCGTGGTGCGCCCCGGCGAGACGCTCACTTCTGCGGGCTGCTCGAACGGGGCCTGGGCCACGGCCTTTGAGGGCCATGCGCTGGGCTACTCGGGCACGGACCTCTACTTCGTGCCCCCGCCGGCCAACGGGCGCTCGGGCTCGGCCCTGTGCAACGCCGAGGGGCGGATCGTGGGGATCGTCACCGCGCGGACCGAGGACCGGGCCAATGGGATGGCCGGCATTGCCGCGTCGATCCAGGCGGCATATGCGTCCTGGGGCAGCGCGGCCGAACGCCGGCGGGCACTGACTGCGCTGAGGATCAAGCCGGCCGGCCGGCTGGTGCCGGTGGGACATCAGGCTGGAGGCGGGAGACTGGAGGCTGGAGGGACAGTCACTTCCGGCCTGGCACCTCGCCCCTCCGGCCTCCGGCCTTCAGTCTCCAGCCTCTGTCGTCCGGAAGGCTGCCAGGGCGGCATCGCCGATCCGTACGGCGTGCAGCCGCGCTGGTATCTCTTGCCCTACCGCTACCGCGAACAGTTCCGCAACCAGCCGCCGCAACCGTTGCCCGTACCGGCGCAGCCCGCGCAGCCCTGGCCCACGCTGCCGCTGCCCGAGGGCGAGAACCATGGCGACACGCTGTCCGGTGCAGACCTCGGTCCGGTCAACCAGCGCCTGGACCGGATTGCCGGACTGCTCGAACAGCTCCTGGCCGGCATGGCAGCGCAGACCCAGTGGGAGGCAGAACAACGGGCCGCCGACAGTACCGAGCCACCGCAGGTGGCTCCGCAGGTGCAGGATGCCGTGGAAGAGGTGCAGGGCCAGGTGGAGGCGATCCGGCAGGACGTGCAGGCCGAAACCAGCCGCTTGCGCCAGGCTGCGCAGGCGCTGATCGACAACCGCGAGGAGCTGTTGGCCGCGGCGGGTGCGGTGCGCGACCGGCTCGAACAAACCCGTGCCCAGCATCCCGAGGTCGGGCTGGCCGGGGCCGCGCGCATTGCCGCCCGCGACTTCGCCGCGGAGCAGCTCAAGACGGGCACGCCGGGCCTGACACTGGGCCACCTGCTGGCCGCGGCCCTGGGGCTCTCCGGGCCGCTGGCCTTTGCCCTGGGCGGCGGCGCCTGGCTGGTCTCGCGGCGTTTGGGCTCGCGTCTGGAGGGCGGCAACCCGCTGTTGATCGAACGGGCCCTGCACACGATCGGCCAGGGCGTGGCCGAGCTGCGCGAGCGCGTGGGTGGCGGCAACACGCCGCAGAGTTGACAGGATGACATGGTGCAAGAGGCAGAGGAAAGGATGACAGGAATGAATGACCGATGACCACATCTCAATGACCGATGCAGGTTCGTGCCTGGCACTGGAGACCGGGGACAGATCAAGGGTGAGCGATGGACGTGGGTGATTGGAGCATTGTGGTCGGTGTGGTCAGCTCCGCGGTGCTGGCGCTCACACCCTGGATGTTCATGGTCCACGCCAAGCTGGCCGTAATCGCCGCGCAGATCGCCGAACTCAACGACAAACTGCAAAAAGCCGCGGAAACGAACCACCAACTCTGGTCGCGAGTGGCCCGACACGACACGCGTCTGGAAACCCACGACGTGCAGTTGACCCACATGGCCCAACGACTGGATGACCGCGAATAAACCCATGAAGATCCGCAATCGAATTCGTGAACTGCGCTTGGTCAAAGCGGCCACACTGCGCCCCAATCCGCGCAACTGGCGCACCCACCCCGATACGCAGCGCGATGCATTGCGCGGCCTGCTGGCCGAGATCGGCTATGCCGACGCTCTGGTGGCCCGAGAACTCCCCGACGGCGAGCTGGAGCTGATCGACGGGCACCTGCGCGCCGAGACCACGCCGGAGACAGAAGTGCCCGTGCTGGTGGTGGACCTGAGCGCGGACGAGGCGGCCAAGCTGCTCACCCTGCTCGATCCGCTCGCCGGCATGGCCGAGGCCGACGAACAGTTGCTCGCCGAACTGCTGGCCGAAATGGACACGCAAAACGAGGCGGTCCGTGCCATGCTCGACCGCATGGATGCCGAACTGCGAAGCCACGAGCAACAGGCGCATGAAACTGAAGGCGAAACCGAGACGCTGGGGCGCGAGGTGGTCGTACCCGACTGCTTTCAGGTCGTGGTCGAGTGCCGCGACGAAACCGAGCAGCGCGCGGTTTACGAGCGGCTCACCGCGGAGGGCTATTCGTGCCGCGCACTGACGCTGTGAGGGCCCGACAACGTGACGCAGCGACAACGTGACCGGCTGGCGCGAAGTCGGAAAGACAGACGCAGGCCATGGGGGTTTACCCCTACGGGAAAAAGGTGCACGCGCCGCGGGGTTTATCCCCACGGGATATTCTTTGCGTCGCAAATGTAGTGTCCCCGGGGCGACCAGCGGGAACCCGGCGATTCCTCGTTTTCTGGATGGAACCACGGGCTCACTGCTCTTGCGACCATTAACAAGAGCGGACAACGGAAAGCCGAAACCCGGAAACCGAAAACCGCGTTCAAAAACCGGAAGTCGAAAGTTGGAAACCAAAAGCCGCAAGTCGAACAGTGGCTGGCCCGCCGCGGTCGAAACCACGGTCGAGTGCCCGGTTTACGATTCGTTCCGCGTACAGCAGGTGGCCGGCATGTTCGACGTGCCGCTGGCCCGGCGCGTGCAGGAGCAGTTCCGTGTAGAGTTGGGCGGCCAGCTCGATGCGCCCTGGAAGATCGGGCTGATCGTGGGCCCCTCGGGCAGCGGCAAGACCACCATCGCCCGGCGCCTGTTTGGCAGAGACTACCAGACGCCGCAGCCCTGGCCCGACGACCGCGCCGTGGTGGACTGCCTGGGTGGGCAGCGGATCAAGGACGTAGTGCGGCTGTTCACGGCCGTGGGCTTCAGCTCGCCGCCCAGTTGGGTAAAGCCCTATGCCGTGCTCTCCAACGGCGAGCGGTTCCGCTGCGACCTGGCGCGGGCACTGGCGCAGGGTACAAGTGGGAGGCCGGAGGTCGAAAGTCGGAAGCCGGAAGTCGGAGGTTGGAAAGCCGGAAGCGAAACGCCGAAACCGAAACACTGTGAATCGACGCCGCATGCGCCCGCGCACGATCGCCCGAACAGCCACGCATCCCGGCTCGTGGTCTTCGACGAGTTTACCAGCGTGGTCGATCGTACGGTCGCCCGCGCGGTCTCCGCGGCAATTGCCCGGGCGATTCGCCGGGGCTGGATCGCTTGCCGGTTTGTGGCGGTCACCTGCCACTACGACGTGATCGAGTGGCTCGCGCCCGACTGGGTGATGGACATGGCCATCGGCCGGGTGCAAAGGAGGTGTCTTCAACGACCGCGGATCGACCTGGAGGTCTTTTGCTGCGCGCGTGAAGCGTGGGAAGTGTTTAAGAGACATCACTATCTGAGCGGCAAGCTGTCGTCGCGTGCCCGATGTTATCTGGCCACCTGGCAGCAGGCGCCGGTGGCGTTTTGTGCGATGGTAGCGCAGATCGGCCGGCGCGACTGGTGGCGTATCAGCCGGCTGGTCACCCTGCCGGACTATCAGGGGCTGGGGATCGGCACGGCGCTGGCCGAGGCAGTTGCGGCCATGTACGGAGAGCAGGGTCTGCGCGTGGGCGTGACGGCCAGCCATCCGGCGCTGGTGGCCCATTGCAGGCGTTCGCCCCTGTGGCGCACGGTTGCGGTGCGCAAGGCCGGCTCGGGCCGCGGCCCGCGCTGGGCCCCCAACTATCGCAGCGCCGCGGCGCGCAACGTGGTGTCGTTTCACTACCTGGGTTGAGCCAAGCGTGTCGGGGTGCATTTGGCTTTATTGAACGTCGCAAATGTAGTGGCCCCGGGGCGACCAGCCGGAGCCCGGCGATTCCTCGTTTCTTGGCTGGAACCACGGGCTCACTGCTTTTGCGACCATCAATAACACTGCTGCAGGAAGTCGCCAGCGGCACCCTGGTATGCACGCAGCAGACAAGCAGACAAGACGAAACCATGAGCTGGAGAGGATGCGAGTGTGGCACGCGGCAGACCTCCGGTCCTGGACGAGATCAAGAAGCGCGAAATCCTGGCGCTGCTCACCGTGGGTTGCAGTCTGCGCGTGGCGGCGCGCTATGTGGGCTGCGATCCGAGCACCATCCGCCGCACCGCCCGGCGCGATGCGAAGTTCGCCGAGCGCCTGCGCCAGGCCCAGTATCATGCGGAAATCGGTTTCCTGAAAAATATCCAGCGCGCGGCGCGCAAGGAGCAATACTGGCGGGCCGCGGCCTGGGCCCTGGAACGCACGTTTCCCGAGCGCTATGCCCGGCGCGATCCCGAAGCACTCACCATGGATCAGCTCACCCGCCTGCTCTCGCAGTTCGCCGACATCATCGTGGACGAGGTGCCCGTGGCCGCCCATCGTAAACGCGTCCTCAAACGGCTGGAACGACTGACCGCCACGCTGCGCCGCTCCGGCGCCCGAAGGAACCGAGACGATGACGAGTCGAATTGAAGCCGTATTGGACGATTGCCCACTGGCCGAAGAGCAGCTTGGCGAGTTGCTGGGCACGCTGCGCGACGAACTGGCACGCAAACACGGCCAGGCCCGGCGGCGCCTCTCGGGGCGCCAGAGCGTGGACCTGCTCGACTGGGCCCGCCGCTACCTGCCCCACCATTTCACGCGCCCGGCCTCCGACATGCACCGCTGGCTGGCCCGGCAGCTCGACCAGATGGGGCGCCAGCGCGGCACCAAGGTCAATCTGCTCGGCCCGCGCGGCTCGGCCAAGTCCACCCTGGGCACACTTGCCTTTCCGCTCTGGGCCGCGGTGGAATGTCGCGAGCCCTATGTCTGGATCGTCTCCGACACCCGGCACCAGGCCTGCGCCCACCTGGGCAACCTCCGGGCCGAGCTGGCCGACAATCCGCGCCTCGCAGCCGACTATCCGCAAGCCGCAGGCCGGGGGCTGGTTTGGCGCGAGAACGTGATCGTGCTCCGCAACGGAGTGCGCGTGGAGGCATTTGGCACGGGCCAGCGCATCCGCGGGCGGCGCCACGGGGCCCATCGGCCCACGCTGATCATCTGCGACGACCTGCAGAACGACGACCACATCCGCTCGGCCCGTCTGCGCGAGCTCTCACAGCAATGGTTCGACGGCACGCTGCTCCGCGCCGGCACCGCTCGGACCAACGTGCTCAACCTGGCCACAGCCCTGCACCGCGACGCCCTGGCGGTGCAGCTCAATCGCCGGCCGGGCTGGATATCACGCATCTTCAGGGCCATCCAGCGCTGGCCCGATCGGATGGACCTCTGGCAGCGCTGGGAGACGATCTACACCGAAGCCGACAACCCCCAGGCCGCACGCCTGGCCCGACGCTTCTACCAAGAGCACCGCCGGCAAATGCACGCCGGGGCGATCGTGCTCTGGCCCGAGGAAGAAGACCTCTACACGCTGATGTGCATGCGCGCCGAAAGCGGGCGTGCGGCATTCGAGCGGGAAAAACAGAACTCGCCGGTCGCGCCCGAGCTTTGTGAATGGCCCGAGGACTACTTCGACGAGCGCATCTGGTTCGACTCCTGGCCTGAGGAGCTGGTGGTCAAGACCATGGCGCTCGATCCCAGCAAAGGAGCCGACAGCCGGCGGGGCGACTATTCGGCCCTGGTCATGCTCGGCGTGGACCGCCGGGGCGTGATCTACGTGGAGGCCGACCTGGCACGCCGGCCCGTGCCCCGGATCATCAGCGACGCGGTGGCCTGGTATCAGCAGTTCCAGCCCGATGTGTTCGGCGTGGAGGCCAATCAGTTTCAGGAGCTGCTGGCCGGGCTGTTTGAAACGGAGTTCCGGCGTCGCGGGCTGCTGGCGGCCCGGCCCGTGGGCTTGGAAAACCGCGTGAACAAACTGGTGCGCATCCGGCGGCTGGGACCCTATCTGGCCTCGGGCCGACTGCGATTGAAGCGGCGCAGTGCCGGCACGCACCTGCTGTTCGAGCAGTTGCGCAACTTTCCGGTCGATGGTCACGACGACGGGCCCGACGCCGCGGAGATGGCCCTGCGCCTGGCCGCCCAATGGTTGCAGGGCCGGCAGGCCCACGACGGGCTGGGCCATCGCCTGCCGGTGGGTTGTTCGTAGTGGGCATTGCAATGGACAGCGAGCCGGCGGGCCTTGGCGAGCCGGCGGGTTTACCCCGCCGGGGTTGGCCGGCACTGGCGCAAAGCACTTCCGCAAAGCGTTCGATTGCGATACATGCCCGCCGGCAGGATTCCATCCGCCTCGCTTTCATCACAGGAGTAATCGGAGATGACCGAGAAACAGAACCAAGCGAACTCGCCCGGCAGTGTTTCCCCGCGGGCGCTCGACCGCCGGCTGGCCCAACTCCAGCGCCGTTTGCTGGAGGCCTTCGACCAGTTGTGGGACAGCTTTGTGGACCCGGACGATGCCCTCTACGACGTGGACGGCACGCGCTGGTTGAAGCTCTCGGCCGGCGACGGAGGCCAAGAGGGCAGGATGGCCCCGCTCGACGAAGGCCAACTTGCCCAAATCCGCGCCCGCTGCCGGGCCCTGGCGGTGAGCAATGAATTCGCCATCAACGGCCACGAGAACCGCATCAGCTACATCGTGGGCAGCGGCCACAGCTACAGGGTCACGCCGCGCGCCGGGGTCGAGCAGGCGGCGTCGCTGGCCCGGCAGGTACAGGAGGTGCTCGACGAGTTCGTGCGCCGCAACCGCTGGCACCAGCGCCAGCAGGAGATCGTGCGCCGCAAGGACCGCGACGGCGAGTGCTTCCTGCGATTCTTCGTCCAATCGGACGGCACGACCGCGGTGCGTTTCGTCGAGCCCGGCCAGGTGGGAACTCCCACTGAGCGGGCCAACGACCCGGCCGCCACCTTCGGCATCCAGACCGATCCGCAGGATGTGGAGACCGTGCGCGGCTATTGGATCGACGGCCGTTGGGTCGAGGCCGCTCAAATACAGCACCGCAAGCTGGGCGTGGATGCTAATGTGAAGCGCGGCCTGCCGCTGTTCTATCCGGTGCTGAAGAACCTGCGCCGGGCCGAAAAGCTGCTGCGCAACATGAGCGTGGTGGCCGAAATCCAGTCGGCCATCGCCCTGATCCGCAAACACGCCGGCGTGACGGCCGCAGGCATCGAGCAGTTCGTTCAGGACCAGGCCGACCTGAGCGTGACCAGCCAACTGACCGGGCGCACCAGCCACTTCCGGCGCTACGGGCCCGGCACGATCCTCGATGCAGCCGCAGGCACGGACTACGACTTTCCGGCCGCGGGCATCGACGCGGCCCGCTATGTGGCCGTGTTGCAGGCCGAGCTGCGCGCGATCGCCAGCCGGCTGGTGATGCCCGAGTTCATGCTCACCTCCGATGCCTCGAACGCCAACTATGCCTCGACCATGGTGGCCGAGGGGCCGGCCGTGAAGATGTTCCAGCGCTTGCAGCACGACATGATCGTGGACGATCTGGCGGTGATGCGTCGGGTGGTCGAAGCGGCGGTGGTGGCCGGCCGCCTGCCCGACGATGCCCTCAGCGACGTGGAAATCCGTGCGATCCCGCCCAGCCTGGCGGTGCGCGACCGGCTGCGCGACGCCCAGGCCGACCAGATCCTGGTGCGCCACGGCGCCATGTCCGTCCAGAGCATGGCCCTGCGTCACGGCCTGGACCCCGAACACGAGGCACGCCTGATCGGCGCCGGGCCGAAACCG